CTACCCAGAAACAGCCATACACCAATACCTAAAAAGTCTTGACGTGCAAAAGACTTACAACTAGAAAAGAGTAATCATGACATACGCAACCACACTCCGCGGAACAGCCTACCTTGGCGGTCGCCCCCAAACTAACAAAAAAACCTTTTGGCGCGCACCAAAATGGGCAGAAACAATCGACGCCATCACACACTACACCGGCCGCACCCGCGAACAGGCATATAGACACCTCGCCTACATAGCCCAACGCGAACATACCCGCACCGGCCGTATCCCAACCCCGCCCAACACGATCACCGCGTTTTGCGAATATGTGGGCATCGACACAAAAATAATCACTGCAAGAACTTGCAAATAAAAAAACAATCACTTATGCTTAAATGCATAGACAGCAGTAACGCATAGTTTCAACCAATAAATTATGCGTTACTGCATAAAAAATAAACAGATTATGCAAATATGCATAATCAGGAAAAGAGCAACCACCATGAAACGCATCATCAAACACCCACTCACCCCCGCAATCCTATTCTTCACACTCGCCATTATCTGCGCCGCTGGAGCCATCTACTCCGCGCTCGCTCATGGAGTGATGGTAGCGAACGGCGCAACATTCGGCACCATCGTATTCGCAACAGTTGCGATGGTGCTGTGGAACCGAGCCGACTGGATCGACGCCGAAACGGAGGGCGAGGGAACATCATGGGAGCTGTAGGATACGCCCGCCGATTCGCGAACCTGCCAACAGCAGCCGAATATCAAGAGCGACACCCAAACGTCGAGCTTCTAACCTTCGAGCAAGCATCGGAGCATACAGGCCGGAAGATTGCGAGTCTCAAAAGCTCTCTCAACAAAGTAAGCAACAGACTCGTACCGGTAGCACTCACTAATGAGCGCGACGACATTCTTTTTAGCCGCGCAATACTTGACGCCTGGCATGAAAACACCGTGAAAAACCGGGCACGCTCACGAGCATATTTCACAGCGCAAGATTGGCGGACGGTGAAATAAAATGCCGAGATACCCGACGCATTGCACCTGGTGCGGCTGCCCCGTAAACACGTGGACGAAAGGCTGCGAAGGATGCTACACGCGGTTTCGTTCACGATACACACGAGGCGTCATCAGCAGCGAGGAATTTGAAAAACTCCGAGCCAAGTACCGCCCGCGCCAACAACCACGAAAAAACCAGCCACCAAAGCCTATAGATGCAGGACTTATGAAGTACTTGCAAGCCCGCAGACTCAGGCTCAAGAGAAAAGAGAAACAACAATGACGATCATCATCCTAACGCTAATGGCAATCATACTAGGGCTACTCGCGATCCAAGCCCTAATTGTCCTAACAGCAATCTACAAAGCAGCCCTATACCGTTCCCGCCTCTCCGTCGGCAAAGACCCACGCACAGGCAAATGGATCAAACTACCCACCGAATAACCATCCCCTCAAGAGAAGTAAGGAAGATAAAAATGAAACGCGACCGCAAAGAATACCCCCTCGTAGAAGCAACCGTTGATAACATTCTCAAGCCCGGCCAGAATATCCGCACCGTCTGGCACAACGGAAAAATCTACATTCACGCCGTAGACCTCGCCCGCGCCGCCGGTGCAGAACACGACTACGAGATGCTGCGCGACATCAAACCGGAAGACACCGAATGCCGCGCAAAATTCCAACTCACCTACGACTCCCTCACCGAAGAAGAAAAACAGCGAACCCGAAACCGATCCTTCTCATTCCTCACAACCAAAGGAATTAACCGCCGCATCCAAGGCACAAATCTCGACAACCACCAGCGAGACACCCTCGCCAAAATCGCAGAAACAGCAGAGTCAATAGAGTCCATAAAACACGAAATCCAGCGTGAAGCCCTCGTGCAGCAAACCATCAACATCCCAGCAGCAACACCCGAAGAACTTACCGCAGAAAACAAACAACTCGCCGCAGAACTCGACGCCCTCGCCTCCGACCTCTGGAAACGCCGCCGCGCCCCGCACATCGCGCAGCTCTCCGAACAGCTCCAAAAACATCTGCTATTCGCCGCATCCAAGATCGCAGAACTCGCCATGATGATCGAGAAAGAAGTAGAAACCCATGAAAAATAACATCACCAAAAAACTACAGGACTGCGTAACAGCAATCATAGTAGTCGCCATCGGCATGCTAATCGCCCTCATTATCGCAGTCCCCATAGCATGGCTCATCAAACTACTCGGCAACATACTAGGAGCATAAACATGGCAGACAAAACCATCAACATCTACGAGCGAGACCTCAAGACCCTCGCCACCCCAACCACACCTACTAGGCAAACCACACTCACCTACCACGGAAGACAAACCAAAACATCCCTAGCCGCCCTCGCCGCCGAAACCGTAGCCCACGAACTCAGAAACCGCGGAATCCTAGAAATCAACAGAAAGACACAGCGCGTATACACCGTACACTCACCACATGCACCTAACCGATTAGCCGAAATCGCATCATACGAAATCTGCTAGGAGGAAACATGAAAACCAGCAAAGGGCACATCTGCAAAGGATGCAAAAACCCACTCCCATGCAGAACCCCCGGATGCCAACAATGCAAATGGAGACACAACTACAACGTATCCATAGGCAAAGCACCCAAACGCCGCAAATGCTGCAAAACATGCGGAACACCATACACCGACTTCAACATGGACTGCGACCTATGCCGCAAAAGGTACCGAGTCAAACTCATAAGAGAAGCAGGCGACGAACACGAACCCAAAACATGCGCCGGATGCGGCGGCAAAATCAACCAATTCACCACCGGATGCAAAACATGCATGAAACGCCGATGGAGCCGAGCAAAAAAAGCAAACCTACCAACACGACGGCTAACATGCAGCAAATGCGGATACGCCATGATCTACCGCAACCCCAAATGCAAAACCTGCAAATCCCGCGAAGAATCAAACAAAAAACGCGGCAAACCCCCACTCATCCGCCTAACCATCCACGGACCAGAACCAAAACCCAAAACGAGGGCGACCCCAGACCCACACATCACCGAAATGCCACCCGGACTAGCCGCATACATCCGCGCTCGCCGAGCAAGGCTCAAGAAAAAAACTAGCCATTAGGAAAAGAGGAAAAAGTATTATGGCAACCGTCACCGTAAACACCTTGGAATTTGTTTCTGCACTGCGTGCACTCATCCCTATCTCGAAGCAGGCAACGCTCTACAGCGGTGAGAAGGAGCGGAATGCGGCAACTATCGCAGCTCGTATCACTTCGACGAAGAAACTAGCGCTTATCACTGGGAACAGTGCACTTGGTGCTGTCGCTTCTGTCCGTATCGAGCAGGCGGTAGAGGCCGGAGAACGCGAGTTCTGCCTCTACACCGATGATGCGAAGAACATCACCTCGATTTTCAAGCCCAATAAGCAGAACAGCGAGGAACCTCTGCGGCTGGAATTTGGCGATCAGCTTGATAACGAGAACATTATGATCGCAGAAACCCATAAAGCATATGGGAACACTGAACTAATCGTTGGTAATCTCGCCGAGGATGCGGAAATAACCGATACTCTGCTCAATGACCTTTATCTAAGCGTCAATAATACAGATGCCCCGGAGTCCCCGAATTTCAACGTCATCAAGATCGCTGCGTTCACGACGGCATCAAAAATCTACGGTGAAGCAGCCACCCGCGTCACAGGCAGCGACGCAGGACGTATTCGCCACCTCATCTACGGAACACACCTACACGGCGTCATTGCGCTAGATAGGGGTATGGAAGACAGCGAGGTAGCTACCCTCGTGAGCGAGGCCCGCAACACCGTCCTAGAGACGATGGGGAACCGAGCATGAAACACGAAGTAGAACAATTCCACGCACGAGTACATAACGTCCTCATCGTCGAGAAAACAACCAAGAGCTGGCATGACGAAACGCTTCGCCGCGTACTGTACGTAAAGTGCGAAGACTGCGAGGGTGAGGGGTTATCAAAAGAGGGCGTATCCATTGGGACGATCGCGACAGTTCTCATCAATTCGGAAAACGAAGATAAGGCCCGCCGCCTCGCGGAGAAAGCGAAGCTCACCCATGAGCAAAACCACTGGATTATCAAAGCAGTTTAGGAAGGGAAAGTAAATGCCGAAACATTATGCCCCGATCGCCGGAGTCAATGCGGAAGAATTCATTGGCGAGCTGCCAGGGTGGCTATTCTCCACGGTCAAATATATTTGGCGGGCACCGAACAAAAACGGCGTGGAGGACGTCATCAAAGCCCTAGACTGCCTCGACCGGTACATAGGCGACACAGTAGAGTTCCACCTTTCCCCAAGCGCGAAAGCCGCCGTAGACAGGCTGGAAAACCTCGGCTGGGAGGGATGCGGTGGCGGAGTTGAGATAACCCACCGTAACACTCTCCGCGACGTCGCCCGATTCATCAAGAGCACCCAGCATGAGGACGCCCCACAAGCAGAGATAGTACACAGGATCAAAGATCACCTAACCGCCATGATGGTTGACCTGTACCGAAACAACTAAAGGAAAAGAGACATGAAAATTTTCGATAAACGCGCCGCAAACACGATCCCATACCCTGCGAAAGAAGCAGAAAAACTATCGGGTAAAGATACACCAATCCCGCAGTTCAAACTTGTCCCTCACCCCGTCATGCTGGAAACAAACTATGAATACGAGACCATCAACCTCCGGGTTTCCGAGAAACGGAATCTCATAGATAGAACATACACAATGACGTGCGAACACTACCCAAACGGGCAGAAAATCCTAAACCCTGGTGAAGCATTAACGCACTCATCTGTATACCGGAATCTTGAAATATCACCGGATACGCCGCCCGTGCCATCATCTCCGTATCGCACCCACAAACCAGAAGTAGTTTACAAAAAGCTACCGGGAATGTGGAGTGTCGAATGTGAAGATTGCAAAGATTTCGCCGTCTACTACGGCGGGATGCCCACCCTGTTCGACACCTACGAGGCTGCGGCGAAGGAAGCCATCGAACACGCCCGCCGAAACCTCATCACCGACGAAGACCCCAAAAACATCACCAGCTACACAGGATTCGCACAATAAAGGAGAACACCCATGCCCATGCAAAACATGCACGATCTCAAAGACAAAGTAGATCTCAATCTCGGAATCCTGTCCGCATGCGAAACAGCAATATTCATGAGATCACCAGAGAAAGCCGAGGAACGCCCACACGCAGCAAAGCAAATAATAGAAGCCCTAGAGGAAGCCAATAAAGAGCGAACCAAGCAGATAAGCGCACTTATCGACGCCCTCCAAGAGACTGTCGAAGCAATGCCCGAAGACGAAAACCAGGTAGGTGTCATGGACGCAATTGAAACACTCAAAGGATTCCTCGGATGGGCACTATAAGTTATATCCCGATCGCGGCCTACACCGCTCATTGGCAAAGCAGAAAGGCAGGAGAAAAGAATTGAGCAACACTAAAAATAACCAGAGATTACCTGAAATCACACGGAAAATCAGAGGATTCTTCAATGATGCGGACGAAGTAATGGGCTTCATCGTAGCAATAAAAAACTCTGAGCTAACAGAAAACCAAAAAGAACGCCTAACCCACGAGTTACTAGAACAACTCAACGAGTCCCTAGACAAATTCAGAGAATACGTAATAGAAGCAAAACATAACCTCGAACAGAAATAAGCAAATGCCAAAATCTAAACTCACCGCCGGGGAACTTTTCGCCGGGTACGGAGGACTCGCGCTCGCTGTCGAGTATGCGCTGAACGCGACAACGGCATGGGTCTGCGAATTTGAGGAAGCACCGTCAAAGATTCTTGCGCAGCATTTCCCAGAAGCCCCGAATTTTCGTGATGTTACAGCCGTGGATTGGGAAACAGTGCCACCGGTAGACATTATTTCCGGCGGTTCGCCCTGTCAGGACGTGAGCCTAGCAGGGTCTCGGCGGGGCATGACAGATGGAACCCGCTCGAACCTGTGGGTATCCATGCGAGAAGCAATCAAAACTATTCGACCCCGCCTCGTAGTGTGGGAAAACGTGAAAGGAGCTAGAAGTGCGACAGCCTCTAGCGATTTGGAACCCTGCCCGGGATGTATGGGAACAGGGGGGGGTAGCGACACCGAACCTGCTTTGCGGGCACTCGGACGTGTACTCGGCGATCTTACCTCCCTCGGGTATAGCGCTCAATGGCGCTCTATACGAGCATCAGACATCGGCGCACCACACCACCGCGAACGGGTCTTCGTCCTCGCCTGGCGCAACGATTCCTACACCTGCAGCGACAGACGGAGCGCGAGGAGGAAAGAACCCATACAAGGCCACAAGATCGGCTCTGTTACTCCCGGACTGGGTGAACGCCATCACCGAGGGAGTGCCACTAACACGGGAGGAGATACAGCCCCGCTCTTCCCAACCCCAACCTGCTCAGACATCAAAGGTGCACCACTCCCAGAAACATACGCGCGCCGCCTAACCGCCCGCAGCCGAACCACCAGCGGGAACCTCGCCGAAGACATCCCCTACTTGCTACCTACGCCGAACACG